GTCGCCGGTACCCGCAGCGCCGAAAGGCTCTGGGAGGACCCGGCAACATCTGCCGAGCAGGAGCGCGACAGCGGGGCGTGCGCACCATCCCCGCGTGCGACGCGCTCACCGCAACGCTTGCACGTGGCCCATCGCTTCGACGTCTTGCGTGTGCCGTAGCCGCAGGAGGGACAGAGCGCGCCGTCGCGCAGGAGGATGCCGACGAAGAGCGAGAGATGGCCGCGGTTCGCGAGCGAGAAGCGTTCGCTCATAGACTCGGGTTCCTCGCATTGGCGATCGCGAACTCGACGGCGAACTTGTCGCGCATCGTGACCTCGGCGGTCTGCAGCATGTGGAGGATCTTCTTGAGCTGGAAGGCGCGGCGGAATCCATAGACGAGACGGATATCGTCCTTGCCAGGCCCGACGCGCTGGTACACGCCACCGAGCGGGTTGGCCGTCGTCGCCTTGAGGATGAACGTGCGCTCGAGGCCCTTGAACTGTGAGCGATAGCCGAACTTGCCCGGCATCACGCTCACCTTCTTGAACTTGAGCGCCTTGAACGTGAGGTCTGGCTTGATGGCACCGCCGAACGTGCCGCCCTCGCGCGCCTGCAGCGGATTGGGTTCGGCGAGGTTCTTGCCAACAAACGGCTCGCGCATCTCACCGGTCTCGAATGCGCCGAGCAGCAGCCGGTTCTTGTTGTCGATGTAGAGCTCGCAGTAGACGGTGCCCTTCCTGGCCGACGCGAACTGGAGCTTGATGCGCTCGAGCAGCCACTTCCGATTGCGCTTCGTCTCTGAGCGCAACTTCATGATCGCTTCCATGCGCACGCGCATCGCGCCCTGCGCCGCCTTGCCCGTGTTGTTCAACGCCTCGGCGGTATTGTACGCCAGCCGCTTCTCTCCGCGCGCTGTGCGGGTGTCCAGCCCCTTCGTGTCGATCGCGACGTTGATCTGGAATGGTGCCATCAGCGGCCTCCGCCCTGGGCGTCTGTTGACGGCAAGATAGCCGACGCCGGCCCTGAACCCGGATGCCCATATACCGCACCGCCGCAATGTGGGCAGCAGAGGCCGCGATCGACGCTCACCTGCGCCCAGGGTTCGGCGTTCCGCATCAGGAACGAGGTGAAGAGCCGGATCTCGCCTTCCGGCGTCACGCGCGATCGCCAGAGCTGCGGTGACGTCGATCGCGCGCGCCGCACGACGCGCAGCAGCGCGCGGTGCGTGCGGACCTCGAGCAGGTCGGCCACCATCTGCCAGGCGAGCAGCGGATCGCGGAAACAATAGGCGAGCCGCGTGAGGATCATTTCATCACGAAGCGCCAAGATGCGATCGCCGCCGGCGCGCTGGATCCGGGAGGCCAGCGAGTTGTACGGCAGGTGCACGTCCTCGGCGATCGCGGCCGCGGTCGATCGACCCGAGCGCGCGAGCGAGCGCGTGAGGATGAACATGCTCACGCGGCGCATGAGCGGCGCCGGCGCGAGATGGCGATCCAAGAGCAGCGCGATCGCATCGCGCGCCTCAGCATCGGCTTGGCGGGCTCGTGCCATGCGGTCGTTCAGACCACGCTCCGCTGCATCGCGAGCGTGAAGACCGCGGGCTGGCCGTTCGCGGCCCACCAGTCGCGCTGGTGCTTCGCGAGCAGCTTGCAGGTCGCCTCGTCGCAGATCTTCGCATAGCTGAACCATGTCCACGCCCAGCGCCAGAAGTACCGCGTGAACCAGAGCAGCTTGCCGAGAATCGCACCGTACTTCGCCACGAACGCCGCCTGGTCGCGGGCGTGGCCGAGTTCGTGGAGCAGCTCCTCGAGCGACATGCGCGGCGGATCCCATCGGGAGGCGATCTTGGGAAGGATCGTCATCGCGGTGACGGTGACCTGAATCAGTGCGCGCCACCACCATGGGAATCCACCGACGACCTGGATATCCGGCTCGATCTCGACGGACACGATGAGCCCTGTTTCCATGTCGACGGCGGCGGCGAGTTTCATGGCTGCACCGCCGGGACCCGGCCGGTGAGCTTGATGATCAGGATCGCGGCGACGGCCATGATGGCGATGCCGAGCGCGATCCACCAGCCGGCCGGCACGCGCTCGATCACCGTGTTGTCGTTGATGTGCCGCCACACCTGCGCCTTCTCTTCGCGGAGGAACTTGTTGTCCTCCGCGAAGTGCACCGCGCGCTCTTCAGAGACCGTGAGCGCGTGTAGGAGGATCTTGATGTCGTCGCAGACGGCGGGCTGGAAGAAGCCCTCTTGCGCGCGTGCTGCGAGGCGGCCGCGGGCACGCACGACGGCGGGTTGCTGCAGGTCGATCGAGACGCGGCCGTCCGCATCGACGGTCGCCGCGATTGGTGGAAGTTCGGGTCGCATCGGTCAGCGTTCCTTGTCCATGGTGAGGTATCCGATGATCTCGTCGCGCATCGCCTCCCAGCCGTGGCAGACGACAACGCAGTAGCCCTGCCGCTTGAGCCAGGCATGCCAGCGGCGCTGGTTCTCGTTCGCGCCCGGCGCGCCTGGCGCCTTCAACTCGCCGCGGAAGCCGTTGAAGCCGCTGCGCGCGACGTCGAGGCCGATGTCGGGATAGCCGGCGCGCACGCCCTCGGCCTTCATCTTGCCGGCCGTGGCTTTATGGCGATGCCCGCCGTTCGGGATCGCGTACAGCCACTCGACGTCCGGCAGCGCGAGGCGCGTGATCGCGTCGTCCGCCCAGCTGAAGAGCTGGCGCTGATGCTCGTGCTCCGGCTGCGCCCGCCGGCCGCCGTTGCGTCCCCGCGGCTTCACGTCGCCACGGAGCGGCTCGGTGTTGATGCCCTGCTCCGCCCGCGCCATGATGCGCTCTATCTCGCGCATGTTACTGACATCGCTCTTGCCGACGGCCGGCGTCTTCGGGATGAGCAGCTGCTCTCTCGCCCGCTCCCGCATGTGTGGTGGGAGATCGTCCACCGACATGGCGCCCGTCACGAGGCCACCCGCTGCGCGACGAGCTCTGCCTTCGCGCCGACCGCTACACGCAGTGGCCGTGGCTGTTGCTGTGCCTCTCGCACGCCCACTGGGCAGTCGGCGGTGTGGTCCGTGAATCCGTGCACCGCACCGGGCTGTCCGACGCACTCCGCGCAGAATGCCGACAGTCGAACCTTCGGCGTCGCTTGGCCTTGCGTGCGCGCGCCTGCGCCTTGCGCGGTTGGGGTTTGGGGGGAGAGAAGCGGAGCTTCTCCCCCCAAACCCCCGTTACCGTCACCAGAATTGTCCCCGCCATGTCCCGCCGCCCGTCCGCCTTCTGTCCCACCCTCGGTCCCACCGCCTGTCCCATCGCCTGTCCCAGTGGGACTTTCGCCGCGCGTCCGCCGCCGCTTCGCGCGGAAGTCCGCCTTGCGCTCCGCCTCGCGATCGGAGGCACGCATCGGCGCACCGTTGATCTCGTCCCAATGCTTCACGAGGCCGTCGGCGCAGAGGAACTCGCGGAAGGCGGCGCCGAACGCGCCGCGCTTGCCTTCCCAGCCGGCGAACGCGTCGAGCTCGACATCCGAGAAGCCGCTCACGTCGGCATCAGGAGCGGCCAGGGGCAGCTCGAGGAAGAGAAAGAGGCAATGACCGGCGGCCTCGGCGCGCTTGAGCTTGAGGAAACGCGCCAGCGCGGCGACGTCCTTGTCGGTCTTGATCTCGCGTACCACACGAATCCAGCGCATCAGGCGGCGCCTCGGAGTGCGGCCCGCTGCGCCGCTTCTTTCCGGCCCTGCGCAATCGCGGCTGCGTAGCTGCGCTCGCCGTTGACAGAGCAGGCGGCATTGTGGATCTCGGCGGTGACATGCCCCGAGTAAATGGGCTCTCGGCAGCGAGTGCAGACCGGCGCCGCGGCGATGTGCAAGGTCGCGCTCTCCAGAAAGAGCGAGCGACCGATGGGGTTGATGAAGATCACGTGCGGTTCCTGGACGAGTGCGAAGCCGGCGCCTGGCGCGAGCGATGCCGGCGCAGCGGGTTGTAGGTGGCCACGTCCTTCGGGCGCACCCAGATGGTGTTGACGTTGCCGTGCGACTTCTCGAGGAGCTCCTTCGCCCACTCCGGCGGCCGCTCACGCCCGACGGCGACGAGCTTCATGTCGACGCCGACGTGGCCGAGCCCGTCGAGCGTCTCCGTGCCGTCGTTCGCGAGCCACTGCTTGTGCCCCATCACGACGCGGATCTCCCAGACGGTCACCGAGCCGAGGGCGTCGAGGATCGCGTTCGCCACGCGCTGCGCCAGCGCGTTGAGCGCCATGCCGTCGCGCGAGAACGCGGCGAGCTCGGCGTAGTCGGCCGGCGACGCGGGCGGATGCAGCCGCTCGATCGCCGCCGGCGACGGTGGTGGCGGCCGGAAGGCATCGAGCTGCTCGGCGAAACGCGGTGCGGCCATCAGATCTCGTCCTTCCTGACGGCGTAGAGATTTGTGTACGCGGGTCCGACGTGACGCGGGTCCCGCGTGATGACGAGATGCCCGGCGCGCTTGAGCACGGAGAGCGACATCTGCACGGCGCCGGGCTTCGCCCCGGTCGCGGCGGAGAGTTCTTTGGTGGTGAGCGCACCGCGCGCGCCGAGGATCTCGAGGATCAGGGCCGGCCCGCGGAGCTTCCGCGCCGGCGCCGCGGCCGCCGACGACGCGACACGCGGAACGGGTGCGGGCTTCGGCGGCACGACGGGCGTGGTTGGTGGAGCGCTCGCCCGTCGCTTGGGCTCCGGCTCCCGGTCGGAGAACGTCCGCCGGCCGACGTAGGGCTTGGCCTCTTCCGGCGAGAGGCGCGCGATCGAGCGCGTCACGTCGTGGCCATTCGGGCAGGCGAGCTCGAGCGCATGATCGCACTCCGCGCAGCGGAGGGGCTCGAGCTGCGCCGTCGGCGTCTGGCCGTCACCGCGCGCCTGACGCGGCACCTTCCTCTTCGTTGCCGCGCTCATGGCGTCGCCGGCGACAGGTGTTTCGTCATCCCCTTCGCGAGGTCGAACATGCTGATCACCGGCTTCGCGCCGAACACGGCTTGCATCGGCGCGTCGAGATTCAGCAGCCGCTTGTTCTTCTTGTTCTGGAGGCCGTGCTTCTTCACGTGTGCCCAGAGCTTCTTGATGACCTCCGTCTTCGGGAGTGGCGCGGAGCCCACGATCGCGGCGAGCTCAGGGCTCGGCTGCATCGGCGCCATGAAGACCGTGCGCGGCCGGGATTTCACCGCCGTTTTGTTCTTGCTCGCGGTCTTGTTCTGCTTCGGCGCCTTGACGGGCACCTTCGCGGCCGCCGGATCCTTCGCCGCCGCCTTGAGGATCTTCGCCGTGTCGACGCCGATGCTTTCGGCGTCGTCGAGGAGCGCATCGAATGAGCGCTCGACGCCGGCGCTCACGTTCTCGTGGTTGTCTAGCAGGCCGTCGAGGCAGATCGTCCGCAGCAACTCCGTGGAGTTCTTCGGCGGCGTCTTCTGCTTCGCGAGCGGAGAGTCCCAATGGCGCCAGAGCTCGCCGTCACGCACGCGCGCCCATGCCCACGCGACCAGCGCTTTGTCCGAGAGCTTGGCGATCGTGGACTTCACTGCATCGAGGAGCGGACCCGCGGCCCGCATACGCACCGCCTTGGCCTGCTCCTCCTTCTTCGCCTTGAGCGCGGCGCTCTTGTCCTCCTTCTCGACCTTCGCCTTCGCACCCTCGTCGCCGGCGGCCGCCTGGGCGCGCACCTTCTCCTTCCGCTTGGCTTCCTTGATCTCGGCGCCGTAGTGAACCTCGCACTTCTTCTTGTCGACGCAGATCAGGAACGCTTCGCCGCGTCGCGGGCCGGCCGCGACGTAGCCCAGCACGGAGCGATCGCACGTGACCGACTCCTCGAGTCCGTCGGCGCGCGTCCACGACTGCGCACCATACGTGCGCACTTTGCCGTCCTTCGCGTCGTCGTGCAGCTGGTGGCTGTACGTGATCGGAATGACCTTCTGTGCGGCCGCCTCCGCCTTCGCGAATGCCTCGACCGTCGCCGGGAAGAGCTGAGGCACTGTCTCATCGTCGATCGAGAAGCGGACGTGCCGGTTGATCCACGACTCCAGCTCACGAGGACTGATCGGCTTGAGCCGCTGCTGATCGTGCTCGTCAGCAGCGAAGAGGTCGCTGACCGACTCGCGGCTCCAGAGTTCGCCATGGGCGTAGCCGTCATCCTCGATGTGCACGAGCTCGGCCTGGACCTCGCGCGGAAGCCGCGAGAGGAGGACGGCATGCGCGAGCTCGAAGCGCCGCTCGAGGAAGAGATCCTGCGCGATCGGCACCAGCTTGAGCAGCTGCAGGCGGTCGTAGACGTGCTGCTCGGAGCGGCCGCATCGCTCCGCGATCGTGGGGACGTCGTAGCGCGACTCGGTGAGGAGGCGCTTGAAGCCCTCAGCCTGCTCGAGCGGATGGATATCCGCGCGCTGGCCGTTTTCGATGATGATGACGTCGAGGAACTCCTGGTCGCTCATCGGCCGCACGATCACCTTCATCGAGGCGAGGCCGAGTGCCTCGATGGCGCGGCGACGGCGCGCGCCCGCGGCGAGCTCGATGCGTCCCTTCGCATCGGGACGGCCGATGCCTGCCGTGAGTTGCCCCTTCTGTGCGATCGAGGCGGTGAGATCCGCCATCTCCTGTTTGTCGAAGTGGCGACGCGGGTTCTTCGTCGTCTCGTACACGTCGCGGAGCGCGACGACGCGGTATTCCTCCTCCTGGCCCTTCATGGTCTCTGCGGCGTGGGTGGTCATGCGATCTTCTCCCACATCCGGAGCTGGCGCGCGACCTGCCAGCCGCGGGGCTCATAGTGCGGTGTCGCGTTCAGGCCGACCCAGCCGGCGATGATCGCGAGCCAGGCGAGGACGTTCCCCGCGGCTGGATGCGCCTTGAGCAGGCGCGTGGCGCCGCAGCTGGCGACGGCGAAGAGCAGTGCGATCACGACGATCGCGCGAGCGGAAGTGGCCACCACGTGCACGTGCGCCTCCGGAGAAGGGAGAGTGTCAGACATGGGATTTCGGTGGGGTGAGCGCGGCGCGGCCGGCGCGCGCGGCCCGCGTGGCGCGTCGGATGGCAAGCCAGTCGCCGAGCTTGAGCTGCGCCGCGTAGACCAAGCGGCCGAGCGACCAGCCGACGGGCAGGCTCACGAACGCACCGACGGCAAAGCCGGTGAGGAGCTGGAACTCGCGGTCAGTCATGGTCGGGGTCCTCGCCGAGTGCGACCGCGACGGCCGCGGCGAGTGCGCGCGCGGCATTCGTGACCTCGAAATGGCGGCCCCCGCCGGCGCGTGTGCAGAACTCCACGGCCTCGCCGCTGTCGATCGCGAGGTGGACGTCACCGTCCTCCTCGACGATGATCCGCAGCGTGTGCTCGTTGTTGTCGTCGCGGAGTTGGTAGAGGCGGCCGCGGACGAATGGCTCCGCCGCCGGCGCGGAGGCCTTGGCGCCGGCGGCGAGGATGCGGTTCACGGAGTCGTTCACGGCGCCACCGCGGGCGCAGCGTCGACGACCTCGAAGAACCCGAGCCGGCCCTTGAGGTACCGGAACGGCACCGGCCGCGCGTCGGAGAGGATGAAGCCGAACGGGCCTTCGAACCACTGGCTCGGCGACCAGTCGACGCAGTTGATGAGCCGTGCGCGGCCGACAATCCCGCCGACCTGCAGCGCGTGCCACAGCGGCATCGGGATCTCCGGGTGAATGCGCCGGAGGTAGTTGTAGGCGTCGCGATCGGCTTCTTTGCCGGCGTGGATCAGGAACTCGCCGCGGAAAGGCGTCGACCAGGTGCGGTTCTCGACGTCCTTGAAGCCGTTGACGATGAGCCATGCCCACGGCTGCTTGATCGAGAGCGCCTTCATAGCGGCGTCACGCTGTATCCGACGCGCGCGTCCGGATGTTCGATCAGGGCATCGACGAATCGCTCGGGCGTATCGCGCCCGGCGGCCGGACTCAGTTCGATGAACTCGGCGCCCGTGTTCGAGTCGAGGAGATGCAGGTCGACCCACGAGCCTTCGCTGTCGCCGTCCACTTCGACGACAAGGAAGGGACGGAGCGCGCGCCAGCGGTCCGCATCGCGGCGCAGCTCGGCAATCTCGGCGGCGGTCATGGCGCCACCGTCCGGGCCGTCAGTCGGCTGGTCTGCCTACCGCCAGACCTACCGCTGCCTGTGGCCCCTTCGTGCGCACCGCTCGCAAGTCGTTGCGGCGCGACGGTCTTACAAGTAGCAGGGGCGGGACTCGAACCCGCGACCCCGTCATTATGAGAAGCAATCGCCCCTCTGAGCATTTCCGCGTCTCCCGTGAAAGTGCGCCACCGCGCGCCACCCTGCGCCGTGGCTTTCGACCGTCTTACCTACCGCTGGACCTACCGCTCGCTGGGTCCGACTGCTGCTCTCGCTCCTTCGCCGCCTCATCCATCGCCGCGGCGGCCTTCTCCCACTTGTCGCGCTCCTCCTGCTTCGGCACGTAGCGCCCGTACACCTTGAGGCAGAGCACGCCGTCCTTGTGGCCGAGCTGGCGCGCGACGATCTCCACCGGCGTGCCGGCCTTGATGGCGCGCACCGCGTAGGTGTGCCGATGATCGCGCGGCGTGTAGTCGCGGATCTCGAGCGCGTCGCAGGCGTCCTTCGTCGCATCGGCGACCGCCCAGCGATCGGCAATGTCCGGCCAGAGCAGTTCCTTCGGCTTCCGGCCGGCGAGCCGCGCCTCGAGGAACGGCCACGCCCACGTGGCGACGCGACAGACGCGATCGCGCCAGCCGCCCTTCCGCTGCGTCTTCGTGCCGCGGATGCGGATCTCGCGGTTCTCGACGTCGACATCCGCGACGCGAACGGTGAGCGCCGGCGAGACTTCAGCGCCGGCGCCGGCCAGGAGCGCGGTGAGGCTCTTGAACGGCTCGGCGAGATGCTCCACCAAGGCCAACGCCTCGGCCGTCTCGAGATGGCGATCGCGCGGCGCGCCGGCAGAGGGCGCGTCGATCGACTCGAGCGGGTCATGCGTCAGCACGCCGATCGCGCGGCAGTACTGGAAGAACGACGTCGCCGCGTTGTAGTAGTGGCGGAGCGTGCCGCTCTTCGCCGGTCGCGCCGCGTCCCCCTGCCCCACCGTCCGGCTCGCAAGCCACGTCTTAAGCCGCGCGGTCGTGAGCGCCGAGCGCGGCAGCATGCCGTCCTCGGCGAGCGTCTCGACCTCGGCGCGGTACCGCGCGGCATGGCCGGCGCTGGCGTTGATGGTGACGTCCTTCTCCCACGCATCGAAGTGCGTCGCCAGATCGACGTCGTCGAGCCGCGCGCGGATCTTCCGCAAGTCGCGGCCGTCCTCGACCCACCAACGCCAGAGCGTCGGGAGCGAGATCCGACGGCTCGTCACCGCGCCGAGGATGTCCCACGCCTGCGCTTCGCGCGGGCCCAGCTCGGCGATCATCCGCTCCATCTTCGCCGCCAGGTGCCGGTCGCGCGTGCCCGTCGAACAGGCGATCGCGCGCGCCTCGAGGCGCGGCACTTCCACGCGCAGAATCGTGCGCCCTTTCGGGACGTAGGCCATCATGAGCTCCTCCGCGGTGCACCACGCAGCGCGGCGCAGTCGTCGAGCCAGGCGTCGAGATCCTCGATGCGGTAGCGCAGCACCGGCTTCTCGCCTGGCTTGGGCATGCCCACCGGCTTCGCTTCGACGTGGACGTTCTCGCGGAACCAGGAGGCGGAGACGCCACAGTACTCGGCGGCCTCCTTCTGCGTGAGGCCGCGCGGCCAGCGTGGGCGCGTGAGAGAGTCCATGGCGCGGGGTTGATGGGCGATCGCGGTCATGCGACGCTCCGCTTCGGGATGTGGCTGTCGTCGGGGAACAGGATGTCGCGTGCTCGGCAGAAGCCGGCCCGCGGATAGTCGATCAGGCCGAGCGTGCGGAGCCGGCTTCGCGGGTTATTGAACGCCCCGCCGCCAGCGGAGTAGCCCGCCAGCTGCGCGAGCTCGTCCTGCGGGACCGCGTGCGGCCACCGGTCGATGAGGACCGAGTAGATCTTCGATTCCGGTCCGGGCAGCTTATCGAAAACGCGCTGGCGCAGCGCTGCACCGGAGACATCGCCGGCGGGCTGGTTCGCGAGAAGCGCGCCTTCCGTCGTGAGCCGCATGCGATCGCCGGCGTACTCGATGAGCCCCGCGACCTTGAGCTTCGACCGCGTGTTGTTGTACGACCCGCCGCCGACCGTGTAGCCGGCCACGAACGCGACCGCGGCCTGCTCGGGCTCGTCGACGCCGATCGAGGCGAGCCAGGCGAGCGCATCGAGGATCTTCTGCTCGGGGCCCGTGAGCGCGGGCAGGATGGCGGCGCGAGCCGCTGACGTCAGCACCGCGCGCGCCGACTCGCTCGGCGGCCGGCGGATCTCGATCTCGCGACGCGTCGGCGCCGGGACTGCGTTCGATATGCCGTCCGGCATTTTATTCGCGGCGGACATTTTTTCCCGCAGCCCCTCGAGCTCGATGACGACGTTCTTCTGGAAGACCGCGATCTCAAGACGGATGGCGGCCAGTGCGGAGTCGATGGCCTCCTTCCCGCCATCGGCACGAGCCAGCTTGAATCGTTCGGCATCGAGGGCGTCGGCGATCGCCGGCGCCGCGCGCTTGGCGGCGACGAGCTCCCGGCCGAGCTCCTGAATCCGCGCGCGCAGCTTCTTCGGATCGTCCGCCTCGGCCGCCGCGATCGTCTGCGCGAGCTGCGTGCGCAGCGCCTCGACGTCGACCGGCGTTACCGCGGCCGGCATCGCGACGGCGCGCTCGCCGGCCTTCGGCGTGCGCGAGCTGTCGAACGTGCGGCGCGCGCGGACGGCGACGCTCCGGAACAGGTCGAGCCAGCCGGGCGACCAGAACCATGCGGTCCCGCGCGGCAGGCCGGCGAGCTGCGCGAGGAACTCCTTCCCATGCGAGCCGGTGTCGTGCTGCTCGACCCAGGCGGTCAGCGCCTTCCGATCCTGCGGGCCCGTCGTGCGGTGGCAGATGAGCAGCTCGAGCATCGAGAGCACGTCCTTGTTCACCGACGCCGGCCGCTGGTCGATGAGCGTGACGCCGATGCCGGAGGACCGCCCCTGCCGCACGAGCTTCTGGATGGCGCCCACGCACTTCGCTTCCTCGCCCATCACCCGCTGCGGCACGAACAGGCTCGCCTCGTCGATGATGATCATGATCGGCGTCGGCGATTCCTGCTGGCCTTTCCTATAGTAGAGCCGGGCGGCGAAGTCCGTGACGAACCGCCGCGCGTCCGCCTGGCTTTCGAAGTGCCGGGTCGAGAGCACGACGGACGCGCGACGATCCACCACGAAATCCGCGATCACCTTCCCATCGGTCGCCGCGAGCGGCACGTCGCCGTGCTTGCCGCCGAGGACCACCACCGGATAGCCGGAGGCCGTGCCGTCGGCCGACGAGCGGAGCCCCCACCAGACGTCGGTCGGGTCGATCACGACAACCTGCTGGTCGTGATAGCGCAGCTCCTCGGCGAGCACGACGGCCGAATTCGTCTTGCCTGAGCCGCGAATACCGAGGATGGCGATCGTCTCCGTGATCGCTTCCAGCGGCAACTCGCAGCCCGGGCCGAGCTGCAGGGTCGTGGCCACCACGGGCGCCTTCGTCATCAGCCGGCGGCCGGGACGCGCTGCACGCGGAAGGCCTGCGGCCCCTTCTCCGTCTGGCCGACCTCGCAGGTCACGAGCTCGCCGTCCATGAGCGACTTCCGGCCGGTGCCCACGATTCCCGAGTAGTGCACGAAGACGTCCTCGCCGCCGTCGATGGCGATGAAGCCGTAGCCCTTCGCGTCGTTGAACCAGCGGACCGTGCCGGTGCGGCGCGGGGTGGCGGTCGTTGGTGCCGTGCTCGTCATGGTAGTGACGCCCGTGGGGTGAATGGGGGAATTGCTAGAACAACGGAATTGCGAGATTTCGATAACCGATAGCTGGCTACTTCATCCGTCGGAGGCCGCCGCGGTGCGGCGCCGGCGAGGCGGGCGGCGCATCCGACGGCGCGTCCTTCGTGCCGACCGGCTTGAACCACGTACACGTGCAGTCCTCGTCCTCGCAGACCTGCAAGTCGCCGACGTTCTTGTGACGCGACCGCGGCGCGCCGCAGACGCAGAGAATCCCTTCGACGTCGTCGGTCGTGACGGGCGTCGCAGCCGCCGCCCCGCGCGCCTTCCGCGGCGGCGCCTTGCCGCTCGCCGGATCGCTCGTCGCCGGCACGTCGAGATCTTCCTCGGGACCGGCCGTCTTCTCCGCGTCGCCCGGCGTGTCGCCATCGGCGAGCGCGTTGATGTCGACGAACGCGAGGCCGAGCTGCTCCTGCACCTGGTCAACCAGCTTCTGCGCGTGGCTCTGCCGATCGCCGAGGTTCGTCACGAGCGAGAGCTGCGTCGCGGCGGTGTCGGCCCGCGTCGCGGCGCGCGCCCAGAGCGCGAGCGCATTGCGGAGGGTCTTCGCGGCGGCCGGCGGGATCTTGTCGAGCATGATCTCGCCTTCCTCATACTTGCCGATCTCGTCGAACTTCTCCTGAAGGAACTTGTTGGTGCCCTGCACCGCCCGCGCCGAAGCGTCGGACTGGTCCATGCGCTTGAGGTTGCCGCCCGTGTCGATCGCGAGCTTGCGCTGGCGCTCGAGCGCTTCATGGACGATCTCGCGCTGCACTTTGTTCGTCACGATCATCATGCGGATGGGTCCTCGGTCGATGCGGTCATCAGGGGAAAGTCAGTCGGGATCTCAATGCCGGCGGCGGCCGCGTCTTCCAGGAAGAACGCCCACGCCTCCCAGCTGCGGACGGTCCAGGGCACGCGCGACTTATCAGGGCGTTCGGTGCCGCGATAGAGCCAGATCAGCGTGCGGTGCAGCGTGCCGTCGCTCGAGTCATCGCCCTCCAGGTCCTGCACGCGCTTGAGCACGGCCTTGTAGAGCTGGCGCTTGAGCGCAGCGGGCACGCCCGCGAAGTTCGGCACGTCACCGCGCTTGGGCGCGACGGCCACGGGCCGCGGGACCCGCATCGGTGACGTCACAGACCCGCCGAACCGCGCTGCCGCGCGGCGAGATCCGCCGCGTCGCGCACTTCAAGCGCCGCGCGGAGCGCGATGAACTCGACGGTGTCATCGATCGGACGGCGCTGTTGTACCACCACGCGCGTCGCGTCGACGAGCGCGGCCGTCGCGCGCCGCAGATCCCCCGTGGCGAGCGCGCGCGCGCTGATGTCGTCCATCGAGGGCGCGGCACTCCGATCGGTGTAGCGCTCGTCGCGCACGACCATGGGAATCGTCTCCGCTCAGTCGAAGGGAAGGCCGTCGTCATCATCCTCGTCGAGCGACGCATGTCGCTCCTCGAGGCCCACCGATGTCGGCAAGGGCTCGGCCCTCGGCGCCGCGGTGGCGGCCGGCGCGTTGTGGAGCGACGGCTGGTGCCCCTCGAGACGGCGGTTCTCCAACTCGGCCTCGCAGGCGTCGGCCAGGTTCTGCGCCTTCTTCGCCTTGTCGCGGTCGCCCGCGTTCGTCGCCTTGACCGCACGGCGCGCCGCGGCCTTCATCTGATCCGCGAGAAACGCTTCCGGGATGTCGCGGAACTTGCGCTTCGCGTATTCGCAGTCCGGCCAGTTGGGCCACTCCGCGTCACGCGGACTCACCTTCGCCGTCTCCGCATCGGAGGTCGCATCGCCGTCCTCCAGATCCTGTTGGAAGGCGTCGGAGAGACCGAAGGCGGTCAGCGTCGAGGCGATGTGCGCGCGCTTGAACGCCATCTTGAGCGCGGTGTTCTCACAATCTCTCGGCCTGTCGATGTACTTGCTCTCCATCGTCGAGCAGCTGCCAATGCCGGTGCCGACGATCGCCCCGGTCGCATCGACCAGGTCGACGGCGACGACGTAGCGATAGAGGCCGATCGACTCGCCCTCCTCGACTTTCCAGCCGACGAACTGGCGGTCCTTCCATTGCTTCGTTTTCTTCTGCCACTTCACGACCCGGTCGTGGTCGATCTCGCGCTCGATGATGCGCGTCACGACGGTGCAGCCGAAGGCGAGCGCGATCTTCTCCGCGCCCGGCTTGAGGAGCGTCCGCTTCTCGACCTTCTGCCCGTCGCGGTCTTTCTTCTCGGTGCCCGGAATCACGCCGTAGTCGCGCTCGGACACGAGCGCCTTCGCGATGAAGTCGCGGATCTCGTCCTGGGCGGCGAGCATCTCCTGCGGCTGCGTGACGAGGCGGAGCAGCTTCGCGCCTGCTGCCGCCGACGTCGCGAGCTTCACGCCCGGCGGCGTGGCCAGCGCGTCGCCCTGCACGGGCGCGGTCACGGCCGTCATCAGCGACCCTTCCAGAGCTTGCGCGTTTCGCTCACGATGCCGATGGCGAGCAGCGCGAGGCAGACGAGGAACGCGATCGACTCGGCCCTCATGCGACGACCCGGAGGCGTGGCACGTCGGCGATCACGTGCGCGCCGGCGCAGGCGTGGCCACAGAACTTGTTCATCGCCCAATCGAGATAGACGCGCGCCCCGCGCGGCATCGTCGCGCCGCACTGCGTGCACGTGGCCTCACCGAAGAGCATCGCCCAGAAGTAGCGCATCTAGAACCTCCCGCTTGGGACGCGGCGCTCGTCGAGGCGGTCCGCCTCGGCCTCGAGCTCCTCGACCATGGAGACTTCCATCGCGATCTCGCGGCGCGTGATCGCGGCCAACCGCCGAAGCGCCGCCGGCCGCTCGCACTCGGCGGCGATGAGCAGCTTCTGCTCCGCGGTATTCCCTTCCTGCTCGATCGCGAACGCGGCGACGAGGGTGGCGTTCGTCTCGGCGCGCGTGCCGGCGTGCTTCTGCACCAGTCGCCCACGGAACTCACGCAGGCGGTTCTCGAAGGTCATGAGCTGCACGTCGAGCACGCCCATGGCCGCCAGCTTCTCGATCTGGACGAGCAACCGTTCGAACGTGCTGTCCGTGCGCTCGCGGCACCGCGCGAGACGGAACGTGACGGGCGTGGACTTGAGGCCGGCCGTCGCATCCCGGTACGCGCCGACCGCGAGCTCATGCGCTGCGGGACGGACCGATCGCCAAGGCCTACGGGAGTCGCTGGGTTGTAGCTGGTTCGCCATGGTCGTGACCTCCACATTCTGCTGCGTGAGTACTGCGAGACCTCCACCACCGCCGCGCGGCATGCGCGGATTCAACTGGCTTGGGCGAGCGGCGCGTCGGGCGTCTTCCGCAGCACGCGGCGCGTTTCCTTCGCGACGGCGGCGTAGAAGAACGCGGCGCGCGTGAGACCCTTCTTCATGGCGGCGTCATCCATCTGCGCGACCTCATCGGCCGGCGCCGTGAAACTCAGCGCGACACCAGGGCCCAATCGTTTGCGCCTCGCCTGTTTCTGCTCCATCTTTCGCCCGTGGTTGAATGAGTCACTAGCTATCCTGCGCCGTAGAATATTCTACACTTCTCAGTTTGTCAATAGATTCCTCTACACCCGTCAGCGAATTGGTGGAACGCGTCGTCACCCTCACCGCGGGTCTCCCGCCGGCGGAGGTCGCTGCGTCGCTCGGGGTTCACCCCTCGTACATCACCCATTGGCGCAAAGGCCGCATCCCGAAACGAGCGGGCGCAGACCTTCGTCGGCGAATGGTGCAACTCATTGAGGGACTTGAACTTGTAGAGTCAGGCCCGTTCGGGAAGAACGCACCGAGAGGCCCGCACTTTCCGTTCGCCGACGCCGAGAGCAAGCAGCGCTGGGTCGCAGCCAACGCCGAACTCTTCGTCCATGTCGATCACGTCCGGCGCGGCGAAACGGAACTGCCGACGAAGCGCGTCATCGACGCGCTCAAGCCGGCACCGCCGGCCGATGTCAGCCTGCCGGCGCGGGAGCACTTTCCCGATCACGTGCTCTTTCTCGCGGGGAAAATGCGGATGCTGGCCGATCAGATTATCTGGGCGGCCGAGCAGCAGCAGCGGGCGATGAACGAGCTGGGGCGGCGCGCGGAGTCCGAAGGGAAGCGTCCGCCGCCGCGCTCACCTACCCCGCCGCATCCCGCGGTGATCGAGGCCGAAAGGGCAGCACTCGAGGGGAAGAAGCACCCTCGCGCAGGATCCGCTCGACGGACCGGAAAGAAAGCGGGGTAGCCTCATGCGGATGCAGCAGCTCGCGGCGGTACGCCTCGAGCAGCGTCGACAGCGGCGGATCGAAGGCGATCATCGCGGTGACGCGCGGTCGTTCGATGAGATCGAGGCGGAGCAGACTACCGGTGGGAAGGATGGGACCGCTACCGAGGAAGATGCGAGCATCCACATGGAAATAGACGCTATCGACCGACATAGGCCTTTCGTGAAGGGTCATCCCGGCGACGCCGGATCTCCGCGCGCCGGACAAGCTCCTACACGACAGACGCCGCGCGGTTCGCGTAACACGTTCAGGACAGCGCCCCGTCGAGGGGCGCTGTGCACTTAATGGACGAACCTTTTTCAAGACAGGGGTCAACATGAAAGCCGCAGTTCTGTTCCTCTCGCTGGCGATGGCAAGCTCCGTCAACGCGCACAGGCTCGTCGGTCAAGCGTCACAGCAGACGCCGAGCGGTTCCTCCGCGAAGGCCGCCCTGGACGCCGCGGCAATGGGAGGCGCGATCGCTTCGCCGAAGTCATTCGATGCGCTTTATAGCGGCCTGGCCATCGGCGCAAAAGGAGAATTCGAGACCACAGAGGCATTCACGCGGCGAGCGGCTGCCGCGGCTGACACCGGTATCATCGCTATCGAAATCGACCTGACCAGCGGTGTGGCGGGAGCCGGCATCTCATACAATGCGGACAGCGGCGCTTTCGTCGTTCGCGTCGGCTACAACCATACGCGAGGTGCTCAGCTCGCGTCACGCGTGGGAGCGGTCGTCGTTCGCGAACGAGACACAGACCAGGGCGTTCGTGAGGCGGTGAACGGGTTCGGCGCGAAGTTCAGTGTCCGCGATATAGTGGCGGACATGGCGCTCATCGCCGTCGTTTCCGGACCACAGTTCTTTTGGAACGCCTCGAAGATGACGATCCCCGCGAGTCCGGACTCTGCGCGAGTGATCAAACCGTTTCTGCGAGCATACATCGTCGGCAGACTCACTCCGTCGCCGGCGGGCGGTTTCGCGTCGGCGGATAGCGATGTATCCACCGCAACGATCTCAATTCCGCTCAGCCTTCAATACAAGAAGCGAGTGCTCTGGATGGACGCGGCAGTGGTGTTCGTCGTCGACAGTCGCACAGGACGCGTCGTGACCTTTCGAGCGGTCCAATGCGAGAAAGGGTCGACGCTCGCATGCTGACGGTCGAATGACTCCTAGACAGTCTCCCGCCCAGATCTATGTCGAGGTCGACGGCGTCCGCTGGCGCGTGCACGACTGTCTCTTCACGGACGGTCGATTCCGTCGCTGCGCCTCGATGCCGAGCCCGATCGCGACGAGCCGCGTCTTCGTGGCGGCGGACGGCGCGCGGAAGAGCTACAGATTCAAGCCGCGGGAGGATCGCACGCTGGCTCCGGGGGCGCTGCATGAGCAGCTGCGGGCGGCAGGGTACCTGCCTACCGAGCAATATGATCCATCAACAAGAGAGGCGCGATGAAGATCCAACAGGCTGATCCCGATTCGAACGGCGTCCAGTTCGTCAACGCGGCCGCCGTATCGTCCATCAGCGACGAGGATGGGGTGACCGTCGTGCGGCTGCTCGATGGGAAGAGCGCGATCGACGAGCGCTCCACCGCCGATGTTCACAAGGCATGGTTGGACGAGATGGTGACCATCTTCTCGAATCGATAGAATCGCCATGGAGATGCGCTTCCCAATCGACCTCAAGATCGTACCGAGACTCGGCGATCTGGTTGTCGTTCCCGAGGAGCCGGCTCCCAGCAGCATTGGCGGAGACGGCAAGTTCACGCGCTTGCGAGAGGGCGACGAGAGGCTATCCGCTCACGCTTTCGAAGTCACGCTCGATGATGGGCGCTCGTGCGTCGTCCGGTGGCGCGTGCCAGACTCCGGTCTCGGGGGTAACTGGTTTGTCTCGAGATGGTTGCGGTGACTTCGGCGATCCTGCCTCTTCCACGAGCGCCGCTCCAGAAGCGAAGCGAATACATCGTTTTCGTTGACGAGAGCGGTGATCATAGCCTCGATCGCATCGATGCCGCCTATCCCATGTTCGTGCTCGCCTTCTGCATCATGCGTCATGACGCTTATTCGGAAGGACTCGTGCCCGCCGTGGCCCGAATGAAGCTCAAGCATTTCGGCCACGATGCGATCGTTCTTCACGAACGCGAGATTCGGAAGGCCGAGGGAGATTTCACGTTCCTAGTCGATAAGACGCGACGCGAGGAGTTCATGGGCGATCTCTCCCTCATCGTCGACCAGGCAGATTTCACGTTGATCGCCATCGCGATCAACAAGCATAAGCATGCCGTCGCGTACCATGACCCGGAATCACCCTATGACCTCGGGGTCAAGTACGGGCTCGAGCGCGTATTCAATCACCTCCGCGACATCAACGCGCATGCGGATCTGACCCACTTCATCTTTGAGTGCCGCGGGAAGAAGGAGGATGCTGAGCTCGAGCTTGCTTTTCGGCGAGTCTGTGACGGGAATAGCCTCGTGCAAGAGCGCCTTCCTTTCGACGTGCGCATGATGCCGAAGATTGCCAATTCGCCCGGCCTCCAGCTCGCCGACCTGATCGCGCGACCGATCGGCCGACATGTACTCGATCCCAAGCAGCCAAACCGCTCCTTTGACGTGATCCGGCCGAAGTTCCGGAACAAGAACGGATACATCCCTGGATACGGACTCAAAATCTTCCCTTAAAAGCAGAAGGACCCCGGTGTTCACCGAGGTCCAGCGCCGGCCGGGATTCCCCAACCCATTTTCCGATCCACGAGGCTGCGCGCTATTCGTAACGCGAAACCTGCGATGCGAAATAGTTTAGAAGCCCCTGAGAGGGGAGTCAATGAAATTGAGGGAATATTTTTCGGGCAATATTACCGCCCTGAAACATGTTGCAATACAACGAGTTACACCTTGACATGCGGCAGTGGTTTGCCGGCGCGGTGCGCGTAGAGGCTTGACGAAGCAGCCTGGGCGCATTACAGGCGTCGAAAACTGACCGTCAGCAGTCTCTCCAGAAGCCATGCTCGAGGTAGCCATGCCAGAGCTGCTCTGCGCCGCGGCCGACGAGGATTGACGGCGAGACGGTGATCGTGCCGTCCGCGTGCTCCGTCACGTCATGGAGGCGCAAGCCCGCGAGATGGCCATTCGGCGTCATGCCGAACCAGTCGCCGTTCGCATCACGGCCGTACTCGCCACTCTCCGGAATGCGGCCCTCGGGATTGTCGCGACGGACACCGGTCAGCATGCGACCAGCTCGTCGTGGTGCAGGAAGCCGTGCCACCCACCCGAGACGATCGAGCCCGCGCCGGCCGAGCACGTGACGCCATCCTTGTCGACGTGAATGTGGCCCGTGCGAGGATCGCCGTGCCGGATCCAGCAGCGATGCACGTGGTCGTCCGGGAGCGTGCAGTTCGACGCGCGCGAGTCGGGCATCCACTCATTCCCGTTCGGGAGCTTCACGACGAGCGAGATCCCGTCGTCGCCCTGCCACCAGCGCGAGCTGCTGTGACCGTGACCGTGTAGCCATGTGGCGTCCCACATCGCGCCGGTCGGCGCGTCACGGAGCGTGTACCGCCGCCCGTCTGGTGCGCCGCGGAAGAGCGGCTCGGCGCCGACCTGAGAGAACGCGGCCGCGGGGAATGGCGCGCCGCACGCCGCGCACGTGGACGGCCAGCGCGGATCGGCGGGCGCGATGCGCGTCTCGCGGATCCGATGCGTGCCGTCGGCGAGCTGCTCGATCCAGAGCGCCTCAGCCGCTTCCGAGAGAATCACGGTCGACGCGTCGTGGCCATATGCGTAGTTGGGACACGGGTACTCGTCCTTCCAGGTGAGTCGGCGCAGCGCCACCCGGACGAGCGCCGTGCGCTCGAGCCAGAAGACGCGCACGCCGCTCAGCGCAGGATTCCCGCGAGCGCTGCGCAGCCGCCCGCGCTCACGACGCCGGCGATCGGGGCGAGGATGCCGCCCGTCGCGGCCGCGAGCCCGTAGCCGAGAGCGCCGCACGCGAGCGCCGCGCCCGCATCGAGGAGCCCGCCGACGGCGCGCTGCCGGATCGAGGGTCGCGAATCCTTGAGCGCCCCGATCGCGAGATCGCGCGCGGCGATGACGGAGTCCTTGTCGACCAGCTCCTTGCGCAGGTCGATCTCGACCTGCGAGGCTCGGCCCTGCTCGAGCGTGCGCTGCGCCGCGAGATCAGCGGCGACGGCGTTCGCGCTGTCCTGCATGTGGTGCAGCAGGAGCCGCACGCCCGGCATCGGCATGAGCGTGTCCGCCGACGTCTCCGCGCCGGCGACGAAATGCGGCGTGGAGTCCACGTGCACGGGCTGCGTCACCCGGCCGAGCTGCTCCGCCGCAGCCGCGAGACGCCTGGGCGCGCGCGCGACGAGCGAATCGCCCCGTCGACGCGCGGCCGTCAGCGACTCGACGGCGGCCGCCTCGAGCTCGCGGTGGAACTTGAGCGCGCGCGCGGCGGCGAGTCCGTTCGCCTCCGCGCGCGCGAGCGTCGGGTTCGGGTCGATCGGCCGCACCCGCCAGCCGAGGACGAAGAGCACGACCAGCGCCACGCCGGCGCCGGCATACAGCCGGACGCGCGGCGAGAGCGAGGCGATGAACTCGCCGGCGGTCACTGGAGATCCGCGGCGATGTTCCCGTTCGCGACGGCGTCCGACACCGGCTGCCAGCCACCGACGCGGACGACGCCCGTCTTGTCCATCCAGTGCGCGGCCGGCATGAACCACGCCAGTCGGCCGGCGAGCTCCGCGGGAACGTTCGGGTTCCCGACCGGCGCGATGCAGACGCCGTTGAGTCCGAGGATGCCGCCCGCGCCCTGGAGCGCCGCGGCGACGAGCTCCGTGTCCGTCAGGGCGACGCCGGCGACGGCCTTTGCCTTCAGACCACCGAGCCAGCAGTTGAGGCGCGAACCATCCGGCGCCGTGCCGCCGGCGTCGATCAGCGCCTGCGCTTCCTTCACGTCGACCTTCGCCCAGTCGATCACGCGGTTGTATACCGCCGCCGCGGCGGCCGCATCGTACTGCGCCATCGTCAGGCCGGTCGACGGATCCTTCGCCGTATCGTAGCCCGCGAAGCGCACGTCGCGCACGATCGGCTTCGTCGGATCGAAGCCCGCGAGGCGCGGATCGTTCGGCACGATCGGCGCCGGGGCGGCCGCACTCTGCTCCGGAGTCGCCGGCACGGGCGCGGCGCGATCGACGACCGGCGCTTCCGCGGCCGGTGCCTGGTCGACCACGAGCTGCAGCACGGGCTTCACCTGCTCGACCGCTGGCACAGGCGTCGGCGCCGCTGCGACGGCCGCCGTGGAGAGCTGCTCGACCACGGCCGCCGCATGCGTGCTGAGATCGTCGAGCGCGGCATGCGCCTGGCTCGCGTCGACGCTCATGACTATCGTCGCCGGGATCCTCGGCGTCTCGCCACTGACGGTGTGTTCGACGTTCACCTGCGCCGGCGGCGTGACGTTCGGGTGGAGCGACGGGAACCAGCGCGCGAGCCAGACGCGCGCGACGTCGATGAGGTGATGGGAGACGGCGTAGCTGGCGCCGATGGCGACGGCGAGTCCGAGGAGCAATCCGAGTGTGAGCTGCATGCGAACCTCGAGAAAGGGACCGGTCCCTGCGGCCGCAGGGCCCGGGCACGGCGTGATCAGGCCGCGTCGTCGCGGGGATAGGCGATGAAGACGCGCGCGTCGATGGCGTGTTCGTAGACGCCATCGCCGTTCGAGCTGGTGCCCAGCGCGCTCGTGTTCCCGGCGATCGCCGTCAGCGGATCGACCGCGGTGACGATGCCCACGTGGTGCGCGTGGTCGTGCTCGTCGACGTAGAGGAAGAGGTCGCCGACACTCGGGGTCTCCGCGAGCCAGCCGTTCGCCCGCGCGAGATCGTAGACGGCTTGGCAATTGCCTTGCCGCAGAATCGGCGCCTTCCCCTTGAAGGCGAGATCGAGCACGGTGGTGGCGAAGTCCATGCACCAGCTCTCACCGGTGATGCCGCCCGCCCAATGCTGAATCGCCTCGACCCGCTGGCCACGGTTCTGCCCGATGCTCTGCGCCTCGCGCACGAAGTCGAAGGCGCGCGCGAGGAAGACGACCAGCTCCGATCGCGTCACGAGTTCGACGGCGGCGGCGGATCGGACGGCGTGCGCGTGACGAGCGCCACGGCGCCGCCGCCGATGAGCATCGCGACCGCCCCGAGGAGCGCGGTGATCACCGTCGCGCTCGGCGCGGGACTGTGCAGCACGTAGCGGCCGGTGAACCCGACGAGCACGGCCGCGATCGCGACGCAGAAGAACGCGAGCAGGCGCGACATGCTCTGCGACGCCTGCACTTCGAAGAAGCCCGCGAACCAGCGCAGCAGTCTCATCGGGAGACGCGGAGCGATTCGTCGCGCGTCGCGTACTTGCCGCAGGTGCCGGCCATGTTCGCGTCGCGCCGGCTGATCGACAGGCACTGCATCCGAATCACCGTCTCCATCTGCACGGAGATGCCGGCGATGTTCTGCTCGAGCGCGGCGGTGCGCACGGCGAGGGCGGCGACGTCTTTCTTTGTGGTCCCGATCACTTCGTCGGGCCGGTGGATCTCCCAGCCCGATGCCAGGAGCGCGCTCACGGCGAGCGCGCAGAGCGTGCCGATGACCTCCATGCCGCGCCCGATGCGGGCGAGGCCGCGCTTCGCTTCGTCCACCGTCATGGTCAGCGCATCGCCAGCATAGGAGCCTCCGCGAACCCGGGATGGGTGGTCACGGAGGGAATGTTCTCGCCGGCCGGCCGCGCATAGGAGGCCTAATTACCGCATGCGGTAGAACGGCCCGCCAATTTCCCTACCGCTCGCGGAGTTCCCTACGGTCTTACGGCGCCCCGAGCAGCTGCGCCGCCGGCGGGGTGAACGGCACGGTGTACCGCGCGACGCCCTTCGTGATGCGCCAGTCGTCCAGGTGGCCGTTGAAGTCGCGCGTCGAGAAGACCGAGTTGCCGAAGATCGTCGTCGAGGCGTTCGCGGCGAAGGCGACGGTCGACGTCACGGCGCCGGCCAGCGCGCCGTCGATCCAGAGGAGGATCTGGTTCCCAACACGCACGACGGCGACGTGATGCCAGCTCCCGTCGTTGATGGCGCCCGAACTCGTCACGACCGGCACGCTGTTCGAGACATCGGTCTGCCAGAACGAAACCTTGCCGTCGCCCGACGTCGCCGTGTTGAAGTTGAGCGCCCAGCTCCCGGCGTTGAAGCTGCCGTTGCTCTTCTCCATGAGCGTGGCGTACTGCCGGCCGGTCTGCGTCGTGATCACCCAGCCCTCGATCGTGAACGGGCCGTTGCCGAAGTCCAGATCCGTGGTCGAGGCGAGCGTGATCTTGTCGCCCGTGCCGTCGAACTTGGCCGAGGCCGTGCCATACTTCTTCACCGACGTGTCGAGTTGCGCATCGCCGACCGCGGTGGCCGTGTGGCCCTTCTCGTCCGTGAACGTCGTCGACGCGTTCGTGCCGTCGAAGTGGAAGAGGAAGGCGACGCAGTCCCAGAAGATGTCGCCCGAGAGTCCGCCGGCCGCCGGCGTCGCCCACGCCGGGATCCCGCTCGTGACGGTGAGCACCTTCCCTTCCGCGCCCACGGCGAGCGCGACCACGTGACCGCTCCCGTCGACGATCAAGAGATCGCCGTTCGCCCCGACGATCGCCGGGCGGAACGCCAAGTCGCGGAGATCTTCAAAGTGCGTGAGCGCGCCGCTCGCGCAGACCACCAGCGCCATCGGGATCTTGGTGACCGGATCGAGCGCGGCGTCGGCCGACACCACGCCGGCGGCCGTGCGCTGGATGTAGCGCGTCGCGTTGTCGGTGCAGACGATCGTGCCGTCCGCGATGACGGTGGGCACGCCGGCGACCATCGCATAGCCGCCGTGGTAGGCGAACGTGCGTGAGGCGGCGACCATGCCGGCGATGCGTGGACTCCATGCGCCGAAGACGAGCGTGTCGAGGCGCATGAGCGCATCGTCGAGCTGCCCGAACGGGAGACGGTAGCGGGGCGAGGCGGGCGTGGTCATTTAGTAGAATCCCTCGCCCCAGACGATGCCGGCGGCGGCCGATGGGACGGACCCGCCCGAGCCGTCCGTCGACGTGACGGTGGGCTCGACGAAGCCGGTGGTCGACGCGCTCACCGACGGCGCGGCGATGCCGAAGACGTCCTCCATGCCCTCGCAGACGATCTCGCCCTGCTCGAGCGAGCCGTAGTTAATCTGCGTCACGCGGAGGATGAGGTCGGCGTTGAAGGCGGTCTCGACGGCGTGCACGGCGTCGCCCTGCATGAGCGCGAAGCCTTCGCGGTTCATCGTCCAGGCGTACCGCGCGAGCGGCGAGGAATGCGCCCGCCGCGCGCGCGCCGCGCAGAGCGCCGCGACGTCGGCGTCGGTCACGTAGGGCATGTCGAGCTTGAGCGCCCGGATCCGGCCCGTCGCCTGGAAGTTCGCGAGATCCTGCGCCGTTACGATGTCGTCGACGAAGTCGCGCGTGTTCGACGTGTTGATCAGGCGGCGGTAGGTGACGCTCACTTCGTTGAACGTTTCCGCCCAGGTCCCGGGCGAGAACTTCACGCCCCACGTGTTGCCGGCGTGCAGCTGCGGGAGATCGGCGACGACGTAGTCGGCGCGCACGAGCTTCAAACGCAGCTTGCCCGTCAGCGGGTTCGTCGCGAGCGTGCCCATGACGCAATCGAGAATGCCGCGGATCACCGTGCCGGCGTCGGTCGCCTGCGTCAGCAGCACGGAGATCCCGAAGCCGGTCTTGCCCGTGCAGATCACTTCCTCGCGGAGCGTGACCGCCGCGGCCGCGAAGCTGTCGACGTCGATCGACGCGGGATCGCGACCGAGCCCGTAGCCCTTATGGGTGAGGAGATCGTACAGAATCTCGGCCGGGTTCGCATCGTACCGGATCGTCGCCTCGCTCGCGGACTGGCCGAGCGGCGACGGGTCGCCGGCGATCACGCCGTCCCACCAGGCGGTGCGGCGGCAGAGGACTTTCATCGCCGGCGGCGTGGCACTCGCCGCGGCGATGTAGAACGGATGGCCGTCCTGGTGCCCCATGCGCAGGTACGCGAAGCGCGGCCAGCGCGAGCACGTGGCGCCGTAGGCATCGCTCGAGGCAAGGAAGGGATCGAGGGGCTGCGCGGTCGCATCATCGAAGCCCCAGTACATGCAGAGCTGCCCCTTCTTCAGGTCGTCGCCTGACGACGTCGTGTCGACGCCGACGCCGCCCGCTTGATCATCGCCGCCGAACATCGGGTCGATCGAGTCCGTCGCGTGCGCGTTGTTGTTGCCACAGATCGGGAACTCCGACGGGGTGCCGGCATTCACCACCGACCCGGCGAGCACGACGTCCTGGCCGGTGCCGGTGACGTGGTTCCGGCAGCTCTTGTCGGCGAACGAGATGTCGAGGATCTCGTTCACGATCCCCCAGCCGAGCAGGTGCTGCGCGCTCATGAAGTAGAACCACTGCTTCCGCTTCGCCTTCGCGACGTTCGTGAAGAGGACGGTGTTCGGCGACACCATGGCGGTGCCCCACCAGACCGGGATCGGATTCCCCGCCTCCGCGATCGGGCCCTGGAACTCCTGCGCATCCGGAGTCTTCGGCCGGGACGCGAAATAGCTGACAGCGGCCGAGACGACCGCGATGATGAGTTGAATCAGCCAGCCAGGCATCGCCTCTCCTCTGGTGGTGCTAGATGACCCGCGTCCAAGGGCTCCGCGTCGGCATGAGCGGGAACCCTCCGAAGCGATCGATGTTGTCGTGCACGTTCAGGCAGTCCGCCTGACTCCGATCGCAGCCCGCGGTGAGCTGGATGGTGTCGCCGACGATCGCGTCGACGGCGGGCGTCTGGAGCGTGAGCGCGGCGCCCGCCTGCCCAGTGACGAAGACGTAGCGGCCGCCGGCGTTCACGAAGCCCGCGACGTAGTAGTGCGAATCGCTCGCCAAATGGTCGACCGGCGATGACTCGGTCACGGTCATCGTCATCAAGTCGTCGGAGAGCGCGGTGATCTTGCCCGTGAACGTCACCCGCTTGCGGACGGCGCCGCAGAAGTCGTCGAAGAGCATGTGTGGGCACGTGCGCTGTGCGAAGACACGGCCCAGCGTCTGCGACCAGGCGGACTCTTCGGAAAGGCAGGTGATCGTGACGAGGCTGCCTTCATAGACCGGGTTGGAGCATTCGCCGTGATAGATTGGCTTCGCCTCGTCGTCCGAGAGCCCGCGCTGCAGCCGCCAGACGGTCACGAGGATCGGCGCCGGCGAGACGCGGCCCTTGAGCTCGTCCGCAAGGCAGAGCGTGCGCGGGATCGTGAGCTCGATCTGCATGGAGCGATCTTCGGCGTGCTGCTCGATCGCGCCGCGGTGGATCCCCGCGCACGCCGCATAGAGCTCATCCTTGAAGCGCCGCGGCACCTGGTCGTTCGTATAGAGCCAGACGTCGGTGATGTCGCCGCGCACGCGCGTGAACTTGAAGCACTCGACCGGCTGGCTGTCCGCGCGCGAGAGCTCGCGATCGGCATACGTGGTCACGGGGTCTCCTTCGGCAGGTCGATGAGCGGCAGCTCGAGCACGGCCACGGACGGCGTCTCCCACTGGAGCACGAACTGATCGCTGTCGGCCCGCGAGAGCAGGAGGAAGGCGACCGCGTCGCCGGCGGCGACATCCTGCGAGAGCGCCGTATGCAGGTTCAGCGTCTCCGTGCCGTCGGTGTGCGGCGTGACGCTGTCGATCTGCCGGAGCAGCATCGTGGGCGCGCTCCCAGGCGTCGACGCGAAGATCGCGAGATGCTTCCGCGCGTTGCTCGCCGGCGCGTAGAGCCGGGCGGCGTCCACGGACTGAATGACGATCGCTGACGCGCCGCTCGCGGCCGCGGCGTGCAACGTGAGCGCGGTAGGCCAGAACGGCACCCAGACCGTCCCGAGCCGACCCATGAGGGTGTCGGTGAGGAGCGCCCGCGCGTCGGTGATCTCCGCGCGCGTGGTGAGCACGAAGCGGAGCCGGCGCGCCGTGCGCGGCCGGCCCTGATGCGGCGCGTCGTCGACGATCGGGCCGGCGCCCGTGTCCCAGCGGTTCTTCTTCTGGTGGAACTCCGCCGAGAGACTGGGCGCCGACCAGTCGGGCTCCCACGGCAGCACCGGATGCGAGAGATAGGTGGGCAGGCTCATCAGACGAGCTCCGCGCGCACGAGCATCGTGGGGAAGATGTCCTGCCAGAGCTGGGTCTCGACGAGCGCGACGTCGTAGAGCGCGACGGTGACGCGGAAGAGTTCGAGATCCGTGGCATGGTCGTAGCCCTCGGCGCCGGACCCGCCCATCTGCCCATGCGCCTGGCCGAAGAGCGTCGTGCCCCCGCACTCGGCGACGACGAACGCGCCGGGAGAACTCTCGGTCGGTCCGCCGGCGGTGTAGTCATCGGTCGTGAAGTCGTGCGTCGTCACACCGGCGGTGCCGAACAGGCCCGTCTCATGGCCACCGCCGTCGCGCAGCACTTCCTCGACGGTGATCTTGATCCCCTTGAAGCCCGAGATCCCCAGGCAGCGCACCGCGAACCCGTGATGCAGGCGCACGTAGTGCCCGTTGGCCTCCATCACGTTCGACAGGACCGTGTAACTGTGCACGCCGCCCGGCGCACCGACCTCATACCGTCCATAGCTCGAGATCTCGTCGCCGTCCGTCGTCGGCCGCGCGATGCCGATGCCGCCGTAGAGCGAGGCGATCATCACCACCCAGGCGCGTTCCGTCGCCGGGGTGTGCGGCGCCGACGGTCCGTAGCCGGTGCCCGAGAACGTCGAGCCCGAGACCGCGTAGTCGCCGACCGGATCCATGCCGGCGGGATAGTCGCCGTACACGGAGAGCGTCGCGTCGGTGCCCACCACGGTCCCAATCGAGAGTCCGAGAATTGGGGAGAAGAACTCCTCGGGTGCTTTCGCCGTGCACTTGCTGAAGCCCGTGAGACGGCCGGCGAGCGGCGGATACATGCCCGGCTTCCCCGGGTCGTAGAGGCCGCCGACGGCGACCGCCTTGGTATAGCCCTGGAGGTCCGCGGCGGCCGGCGACTGCGGCGTGCCGGCGGGCGCGTTGGCGACGTCGCCCGCGAGCCGGGCACCGATCGACACCGTGACGCGCCCCGCGCCGCTCCCGCGCACGAGCTGCACCTTGAGCACCGGGATGTTCTCCGCCACGGGATCCGTGTCCGACGAGGGACAGCGCGCGTTCGTGTCGATCGGCTGGCCGGCCTGCACGAACTCGAGCGTCGCGGTGCATTGCGCGCGCGTCGGCCGATCGAACGCGACGACATCGGCCAGCGCCATGGGCAGGAGCGGGAGCACCCGCGTGCCCACCGGCCAGATGCGGGCGAGGGGCCCCACGAAGGTGAGCGTGTTGCCGCTCAGGCTCTTCACGAGCGCCCATTCCCAGTCATCGAAGGCGGACCAGAGCAGCACCGGCACGTCATCGAGGCGTGCGAGGCGCGTCTCGAGATCTCGGGTGGTGGCATCGTCGACGGTGCACGTGGTGCCACCCACCGTCGTGGCCGCGGTGAGCTGCATCGCATGCCACCAGAGTGGGACGCCGTAGGTGTAGCGGGTCCAGCCGTAGAGCAACGCCTCGAGCGTCGCCGACTCGTTCGCTTCGAACGTCGCGATCGCGAGCGTCGCGCGCGTGCGCGGCCGCGCGGGATCCCGCACCGCGACGCGCTGCTCGTCGCCATTATCGCCGGCGAAGAGGTCGGTGAGGAAGTCGAACCCTTCCTGCATCGGGAAATCGAACGCGAACGGCAGCGGCCGACAGATGCGGCCGGTCGCCGGCAAGACGAGATCGTCGACGGGAATCGTCACTTGAGGCCCAGCGCCTGCTTGATGGCGATCCGGTTCTTTCCGATCGCGCGCACCACCGCGCGCGAGCCCGGGCCGGTCTCGATCTGGCGCACGACGAGATCCGGATGGACGTCGACGAGGAGATGGTCGCGATTGACGCTCGCGCCGCTCGACCCGCTCCCGATCGCGGACCCCGACACGAGGCCGCCGTCGGCGAAGCGTGCCACGCCCGAACGATGGAGGCTCATCGGCTGTCGCCCGCGATTCGCCGCGGCGAGGAAGTCGAGCATGCCCGGCTGCTGCACCGCGGCCGCGCGCATGACGAACTCGCCGGCGGAGAGCCGGGCGGGAATGCTGTCCGACGTCGCCGTGCCCGGGCCCGTGACGATGCCGCCGTCGGCCATCTGCACGCCCATCGACTGCAGCGCGGCCGTCGCGATCGCGCTGAACACACTGCCGCTACCGGAACCCTGCGCGTTCGCAATGAGGAGCGTGGTGGCGGCGACCTGCAGCTGCGCGGCCGAGATGGACAGCGCCGCGGCGCCGGCGATGACGGTGGCGCCCGCGGTGCCGAGCGCGGCCGAGGCACCCACCGTCTCGGCGGCGGCCGTCGACGACTTCTTCCCGCCGGGCAGGAGATCCAGGAGCGCGTTGGTGGCAAGCGTCGCGAGACGCTGCGCGGCGATCTGCTCCATCGCATCGAGGACGGAGAGCGCGACGTTCCGGACGGCCTGCAACGCGTCGCGCCATGAATGGATGTTCTGAATGTCCTTGGTGAGGAAGTTCGTGATGCCCGTCTGCAGCCCGCCTTCGAAGGACGCCTTGAGCTGACCCCACGCGAGACGGCTCTTGTCGGCCTCGACGGCCATCCGGTCGATGTCGGCGATGCGGCGCTCGGCCGCGAGCTTCTGATCCGGCGTGATCGCCGCCGCGAGCTGCGCGTCGGCGTATTGGCGGAGCGTCGGGATCGCCTGTTTCGTGGCGTCGTCGAACGCACGCACCGCCTGATAAGGGAAGAGATCCCCAGCCGCCGCGCGCACGTCGAGCTGCGCCTTCGCGAGATCGAGGCCGCCCTGCACCGACTCGCCCGCCTTGGTCAGCGCATCGCGGAGCGCGGCCAGCCGCTCGAGCGACGCCACGGCCGCGATGAGCGCCGGCGGCAAGTGGCTCGAGCGCAGCAGCGCCGCCTCTTCCTTGGCGATCGCCTTGAGCGCGGCCGCGTAGGTCTGGCCCTGCGCGGTCTGCACCTTCGCTTCCATGTCGAGCCGCGCCTGCGCGAGCGCGAACTGCGCGGCCTCCTGCTGCTCGCCGATCACCTTCTGCTGCTGCACGCCGTCGCGCCGCTTGGCGGCGATCTGCGCATCGAGCGCCGCGATCTCCTTCCGCTGCGCGATGCGCTCGGCGTCGGTGTCCGCCGGGCCCGACGCGACGGCCTCACGTTCGCGCTCGAGCGCGGCGATCTCCGAATCGATCGTCGCGTCTGTCAGCGCGCGCCGGCGAAGGAAATACTGCTCGAGACTCTTGAGCCCGACGTCGTAGGCGTGCTGGTTATCCTCCTCCTGCGCCGCCAGCTCGGCCTTGATCGCGGCGAGCGCGGTGGCGATCGCGGCCTTCCGCTCGTCGACGAGCGCCTTCAGGCCGGCGCTGTTGTTCAGATCCGGTGCCGGGTTGCCCTTCCGCGTCGGATCACCCTTCGGTTTGAAGATGGCGTCGAGATCCTTGTTGATCTCCTTGCTGAAGTCGAGCGCGCGGTTCATGAACTGGCTCTTCTGCTTGCCCGTCATCTTGGCGATGTCGGCCTTGCCGAAGAGCAGGAACGGGTTCGACGCGATCGCCGTCCCTATCTGGAGCTTGGCGATCGTGTAGATGCCGCCGGCGGCGTCCTTCGCATAGCCAGAGAGGTCATCGACGGCCAGCCGCGCTTCGCCCATCACGAAGCCGATCGTCTTGCCGACGACGAGGAACCCAGCGACGATGGTCCCGACCACCTTGCCGGCCACCTTGCCGAGCAGCTCCATGCCGCCCACGCCCTTGTTCGACGTCGCGATCGCGAACGTCTCGAGCGCGCCCGAGAGCGCCGGCGTGAGGCCGGAGACGAACTGCGTCGCCGCGCCCTTCGTCTCGAGCTGGAGTAGCTTGATCGCGTCCGCCGCGCGCTGCGCCGACGCCGCGGTCTTCTCGTCGATGACGAGCCCCAGCGCGAGCGCCTTCTGGCGCATGCGCTCCATGCCGCCGTTGGCGAGGTCGTTCATCAGCGGGATCAGATCCGCGCCGCTCTTCCCGAAGAAGTCCTGGGCAAGGCGCGTCTTCTTATAGCCCGCCTCCATCGCGCCGAGCTTCTCGACAACCTTCGTCAGCCGCTCATCGGTCTTGAGGCCGTTGAGCGCCTGCGAGCTGCCGAAGAGGTCGCGCACCGCGACGCCCGCCGTCGCGCTCCCGCGGTCCAGATCGCCCATCGTCTTGTTGAACTTGGTCAGACCCTTCGACAGGCCTTCGAACTCGACGTCCGCGAGCTTGGCGGCGACGGTGAGCACCGACAGCGTCTCGGTCGAGATCCCCGTCTTCTGCGCGAGCTTGCCGATCGCGTCGGCACTCTCGAGGGCATCCTTCACGAGCAGCCCGATCCCGGTGGCGGCCGCGGCCAGGCCGATGGCCGGCGCCAGCATCTTCAACTCAGAGAGCGCCTCGTTGAGGAGCCCAACCGTCGCGCTGCTCTTTTTCGCATTCTGCTGCGCGGCGGCCGACACCTTCTGAAACGCGCGCACCACCTCGTCGACGCCCTCGGCCGACAGTTTGACGCGAACATCCGGGATCTGCTGGGTCACGACGGCGCTCCGGAGAGGATGGGCGGCATGCGCGGCGGTTTCAGGTCTTTCGCCCAGGGCGCGAGCATCGCGTGCCGGAGCAGCGCGTCGCGATAGTCGCGCGCGGCCGTCTCGCGTAGCTGGTGCTCATACGCGAGCAGTGCGTCGCGGAGGATCCAGCGCCGCACGCGGTCCATCGCGTCGGGATCGAACCCCGCGAGCGCCCGCACGAGGAACGTCCAGTCGCCATAGTCGGCTACGCCCCGGCGGTCGACGTGGTCCCGCGCATCGCGATCGGCTCGTCCGGCGCTGCGACGGGCGGCGCGACGACGGAAGATGTGGGGGAAATCCCCGCGGAGCCGATCGCGCTCAGAAAAAAACCAAGCAACGTCTGCGCGATGAGCCCGCGCACGGCGAGCTTATCGTCATCGGACATGAGGCCGCCCAGGAAGGCCGTCATCTCGGCGGCGACCGCGGGCGTCCAGTGCTTCAGCTCGAGCTCCGCCGGCGCGAGCAAGCCGCCGAGGAGCACGAGTGCGTGTCCGGAGGCGATGACGCGTCGCACCATGGCGTCGACGTAAGCGTCGGCGCTCTCGCCGGCGGTAGGCCCGTCGAGCGACCCGACGTTGGCGGCGTCGATCTGTCGCATGAGCCAGTAGTCATGTTCGATCGTGCACTTCGCGATGACCTGCAGCTGGCGTCCGCCGAGCACGAGCATGGGGCGATCCTGGAGGGAGAAGAACGCGGGGCCGGGCGATGCCCAGCCCCGCGTCGGATTCGGTGGTGATGCGGTCTGCGTGAGGCGCGGTCAGCTCCGCAGGATCTCGGGCGCGAGCCGGCGCGCGGAGGCGTCGACGGTGGTAGGCATCAGCGGAGACATCGCGAGATCACCGGGACTTCGTTCCGCGCGTACATCGTTCGGCAAATAATCCGAACGCGATTCCGCATGGAGCATGGCAGTCAGCACGTGATCACGGCCTGCGCTCGACGCCGGCGGTCGCGCGCTGAGCTGCGGCGAACGCTCGATCGAGTGGCGCGTGGTGACGGCGGCATGCGTGGTCGGCGCCTCGGCGAGAGACACCGCGGACGCGAGCGACTCCATCGCGAGCTCGAGCGGCATGCTGGCGATGTCGAGACCCTGCAGGAGCACGAGCTGCTCGAGCGACGGCGTGAAGAGCGGCGCGACGTCGACGCGGGGCGCGACGGGCGGACCGGCGGAACTCACGACATCGGGCGGCGGCGTTTCCGTCGCGCGCGCCGGTGCCGCGCACGCCGCGACGATCGCAGCGAGCAGAGCCAAGCGGGTGAAGCGAGTGGCGGGGTACATGCAACGTCCTCTCGACTGGGGGAAGAGATGCCGGCCGCGGCGCGGCCGGCCGCGAGCATCAGAGGTAGATCACCTGCGCGAACCGCTGGCCGACCGCCTTCGTCGCGTCCGGCAGTGCGTTGCCCTGCAGCCCGATCTCGCCGAACTGGTCGGCGATGAGCGAGATGGCGCCGTTCGGCGACATCGCGACATCCCAGATGTCGACGATGGTCCGCGGCCCCACCTGGTCCGCGCTCGAGACGAAGCGCATCGCGCCGCGCACGTTGCCGTTCGAGAGCGCATGCACGATCGCCGAGGAGAGTGCCGGCACGGAGCCGCTCCACGTCACCACGTCGGCATTGGCGACCGTGCCGCCGGCGAGGAACGTGATGAGGCCGGCGTCCGAGTCGACGGTGTAGTCCGTGCCCAGGACGAACGTCGTGCCGCCCTTTTTCACGCTCGTGACCGTGATCTTCTTCTTGCCCGTGTCCAGCGCGAAGCCGAGCGCGACCGTGCCGAGCGCCGAATCGGTGGCGGTGCTCGAGGACTGCGTGAACGTGCCGACGTCGCCGAGCAGCGCGATCGCGACGTTGTTCGGGTCGAACTCGTCGAGCGTGAGATTCACTTCCGCCTTCGTCTCGGTGATCGCCCGCTGGATCGTGGCGCGCGCGGCGTCCATCGAGGACTTCTTCTCGATCGTCGTGATGGCGGGATTCACTTCCAGCTTCGACACGTTGCCCAGGTGCCGGAAGCCGGCGAACGTGTTGTCGAGGTTCCGGCGGTTGAAATAGACGACGCCGGAACCGACGAGGATGTTGTTGCCGTCGGGGGTGCTCACTTCTCACCTCCGGTCGAGGCGACCGCTTCGGCGGCGCCGATCTCGATCAGGTGATCGGCCGTCGGCACGTCGAGCGACAGCACCGTGCCCTTCGTGACGGGCTTGTCCTGGTGCGTGTGCGTCTCGCTCGTGATCCGCACGGCCTTCGTTGCGGGGGTCATTGTTTGAGCTCCTGGTTGTCAGTCTTGGTGGTGAACTTCACCGTGAAGAGCTGCGACGCGTGTCCGAACTCGAGGTCGAGTGCATCGAGATCCCACGTGGTTTCGATTTCGTCGATATCGCGCGCGAGGCCGTTGAAGGAACCGGCCGCGCACATGATCGCCGTGCCATGCGCGAGCAACGGCTCGAGCAGCTCCTCCGGGTCGTCGCCGGCGACCCAATGATCGAGCACGACGTGCAGATGGCGATCCACCACCGGCGCTTTCGCCGAGGCGCTGTTCTTCTTCGGCTGCTCCTTCGCCCGCCCCACCATCGTGACCGGGGCGGTCGGCATCGCGTCGCCGTCGAGCGGCATGGAGGTGCGCCGCCTGATGACGAGCCCCGCCGGGAAGCTCGGCGCCGCCGTATCGGCGAGCGCCGTCCGAATGGCGGCCATGAGATCCGAGCGCCGGGTGGCCATCAGGCCTTCACCACCCAGGCGCACGTGACCGCGCCGTCCGCGTAGTCCTTCGGCCGCCGGCGATCGCGCACCTTCATCGCGACGCCGTCGACCGTCAGCGCGCTCCCGATCACGAGATCCGGGAAGCGCGCCGTCGGGAACGTCAGCAGGATCCCCTCGCCGATGACGCCTCGTTCCATGCCCGACAGCACTTCCATATCCTCCACGTCCTTGAATCCCTTCCCGGACGCGGTGCCGCAGACGATGTCGACGCTGGGGAAGTCGTCGAACATGGTGTCGAGGTCGTCATCAAACAGGGTCACGCGCCGGCGCCCTCGGCCGCCTTCGCGTCCGCTTCGGCTTGCGCTTCCGCGGCCTTGATGGCCTCGTCGATCGCGCCGAGCATCTGCGCCTTCGTGAGCGACTCATCGAGCGTGACGCCGAACCCTTCGGCGGCGAACGCGATGAGCTCGAGCTTGTTCATCTTGTCGATCGGCTTCTCCGGCACGAACGCCGGATCCGCCGGCGCGGCCTCGTCGAGCGGCGTCAGCGCGCCGTCAGTCACGAGCTGCTGCACCGCGGCCGACGCGGCGACCGTGACCTCGATCGCCACGTCACCCGGCGTCGCGTTCGCGTCGACGCCGGGGATTCCCTGCACGCGCCAGTTGGCGCGGAACATCGCCTTCGCCATCCGAGCTCCTGCGTGAGGATCGCCGCCGCTTACGCGACGGCGTTCGTGAAGAGGTAGCCGCAGTCGGAGGCGGCGATCACTTCCTGGACCGACTCGCCAACGCGGACGCGCGTGCCGCCGCGGAGGCCGATGTCGGGATCCTGCCGCGTGCCGGCGATGCGCGAGCCCCACGCCGCGGTGAACCCGAACGTGATGCCGCCCTGCGTCGGGCTCACCACCTGCGGGTTGATGTGCAGCAGCGCCGCGTGCTTGCCCCACGCGCGCGCGACCGTGGCCGTCTGGCCCTTCTTCGCCGTGTTCACCCACGCTTCGCCGACGAGGATGTCGTCGAGGCCGAAGAGGCGGGCGATGAAGTCGAGCGGCACGATGCCGGTGTCGCCGAGCGTCCCGTTGAAGGCCTTCAGGATGCGCGGGTTCATCTGCAGCTGCGTGGCCGTCGCGCGGCCGAGCACCGCGACGTTCGGGCGGGCGAGCATGCCGTCCATCGCCGTCATGATGTCCGTGATCGGATCCGAGGGGGTGTTCGAGGCGTCGCCGCGGTAGGACCACTGGGCGTTGCCGGAGAGCGTCGACTTGTTCGCCGCCGGGTAGTTGCCCGAGCCGAAGATGAGATTCGCGACGCGCACTTCGCGATCGAGCATGATGAGGTCCGTCAGGATCTCGGTCGACCGGCCCTGCGGGTCGATCGGTGCGCCGGGCACCGCGCGCGCGGCCTCGACGTCGTAGTTCGGGATCGGATCCTCGAGGCCATAGTCCTTCGTGGCATCGGTGGTCTCGGTGGCCGACCAGTCGATCTCGTTCGGCTTGCCCTTGCGACCGACGAGCGTCGACGGGACGGTGAAGGCGTCGGCCGTCGTGTACTTGTTGTACTTGAAGACCGGGCTGCCGACGGGGATGCGCGGCAGCACCGCATCCGCGATGAGCTTCGCGTTGCGGTGAGCCAGCGCGATGCTCGTCAGGTACGGTTGGATGACGAACGGAGCGGGGGTGCTCATGGAAAGTGTCTCGGAGTTGAAGAAGCGGAGAGCGGCGGCCGGCGCGAAACGCCGACCGCCGCGGGACCGTTACGGCGTGGTGAGCTGACCGAAGCCGAGCATGCAGTCGATGATGTCGCCGGCCACACCGGACCGAAGCGCCTTGCCGATGTACTGCGCCTTCGTGCCCGTGGAGGGCGCGCAGGTGACGGCCTTGCCCGCCGAGTCCGACGTCAGGTAGTCGCCGCGCGTGACCGTGCCACCGCAGATCACTTCCGCGATGTCGTCGTGGATGACGTCGACGCGGTCACCCGACGCCGACGCCACTTCGGTGGAGACACCGATGAGGCCATCGCTCGAGGCGGCGGCCGCGACCACCTGGAAGTCGGCGGTGTCGAACTTCACGATCGTGCGCGCGGGGATCGCGCCGCCGGCCGTGTACGTCTTGATGAGATCCGGATTCGGCATGTTACTTGGCCTCCTCGGCCGTGATGTGGGCGACGGCTTCGGCCGCCGACACCCGGCGCCCGGCCTTCGCTTCGTCGTCGATGTAGCGCGCGGCCTTCGCCGCGACGTTGCCGGCTTCGGCCATCTGCTGCGCTTCGGTCTTCACCGTGGCGGCCGGCGTTTCCTTCGCGGGATCCGGCGCGGCCGCGAACGGCACCGCCGTCGGCGCGTCGGCCTTCAGATCGGCCTTCGTCTTCCCGAGCTTCGCTTTCTCGGCGGCGAGGACCTGGACGGCCGCTTCCGGGCCGGTGGTCGTGCCGTCGAAGGCGAGCGTCTGGATCAGCGCGTCGTGCCCGGGCATCGCCTGGGCCATGACGCTCTGGATGCGCGTGCGCTCGGCGGTCGCACCGTCGGCCTTCGCCGTCGCCACCGCCGCCGTGACTTTCGCCTCGGCCGCCGCACGCTCGGTCTGGACCGCCGCGGCCACCGCCGCGTCGATCTTCGCCTGGACGTCGTTGTCGGACATGGAATTCTCCTGCGTGAGATGAGAGGGCGCGGCAGCACCGGCCGCGGGGAGAGCGGGTCGAACGGGGCGAGCGGGCACTGCGGGACCTGCAACGGGCGCGGCACCGGCGGACACCGCCGCGGCGCTGCGTGAGGAACTCATCATGGGCTTGAGCGGGATCGTGCCTGCGCGCAGCTGCGCGACCACCTGGTCGACGGAGGCGATGCCATCCGCCAGACCCGCATCGACGGCCTGCTGGCCGAAGAAGATCCGGCCGTCGCCCATCTGCGTATGCGCGACGTCGCGGGATTCGAGCCCGCGATTCGTTGCGACGCCATCGAGGAAGACGTTGTAGATGTAGTCGACCTGCGCCTGCATCGTGTCGCGGCCTTCGGGCGAGAGCGGCGCGTACTGGCTCACGATGCGCTTGAACTTGCCGGCCGCGATCTCGGTGGTCTTCACGCCACGCTGCGCCTGCGCGCCGCTGACATCGACGTGCGTGGCCACCACACCGATCGAGCCGAGCTGCGTGAGGTCGCTTGTCGCGAACACCGCGCCGGCGGCCGAGCCGGCCCAGTAGGCGGCGCTCGCCATGATGCCGTCGGCGATCGCGGCCGTCGGCTTCTGCGCGGCCGCGTCGGCGATCGCCGCGGCCAGCTCCTGCGTGCCGTCGACGGCGCCGCCAGGCGAGTCGATCACGAGCGCGATTGCGCGCACCATCGGGTCGGCCACGGCCGCGCGCACCGCCTGCGTCATCATCTGCGTGCTCACGCCACCGGAGATCTGCGCGAAGAGATTCATCTTCTTCGCCATCACGCCCGACATCTCGATGATCGCCACGCCGTCGACGACGTCGTAGCCAATCGGCTCGTTCTTCATCGACTTGCCGGTCGCGGCCTCGATCACCGAGAGGTCGATCTTCTCACCGCGCAGATGCGTGGCGTAGATCTCGTCGATCTCGGCCTTCTTCTGCGGGATGATCGCCCAGGGTTCGGTGAGGACGTCGAGGATCTTCATGCGCGCGCTCCTTTCTTCGGCGCCGCCGGCGCCGTCTCGAGGTCCGTGCCGCCGTCGCCGGCCGCGACTTGGAGCGCGGCGGCTGTGCGCGAACCGGCGGGCGGAGACTCCAAGCCCGCCTTGCGGCGCATGTCGGCTTCCCGCACCTGTTGGCGATGCGTCTGGTCCCAATCGCCGCCCGTGAGCTCGGCCGTCTCGCGCGCGCGATCGCTGACGCCAATCGCGATGCGTTCGCCCGCGGCGTTCACTTCCTTGAGCGGATCCACCTGCGGCATGGCGTCGCCGTTCCAGCGCGAGCCGCAATACGCGCGGCGCAGCATCGGATCGGTGAAGAACCCGGGCGCGGCGATGCGGCCGCCGGCGACGCCTTCCGCGAGCCACTCCTCATAGACCGGCTGGCAGAACGACGTCACGAGGAACGTGCGGCGCACCTTGTAGACCTTCCACTCCTCGACCATCGCCGCGCGCGCCGCGGTGTAGCTCGCGGTGAAGTGGCGAATGAGCACTTCGAAGGGGATCTCCAAGCCCATGCCGATCTGCCGCACGCACGCCTGGAAGAACGGATCCATCTCCGGGTTGGGCCGGCCGGGCGTCGCCGTCTGGATTTCTTCGCCAGGGATGAGATCCACGATCGCGCCGTTGCCCATCGTGATGTCGGGCTTCGCCACGCTGCCGGGCGCCGCGGGCGCGCCGGTGATCTGGCCCTCGAACCCGCCGCGCTCGCTCTTCACGAAGACGGTGAAGAGACTCGACACCACCGACGCCATCACTTCGTTGTCGATGAAGCGCCCGACCTGCTTGATGAGCTCCATCACGGGCGAGAGGAACGGCACGCCGCGCGACTGGCCGGCGCGGAGCCGCACGAAATGCAGCAGCGCGTTCCGTCGGCGCGTCTTGCCGCCGACGGCCGTGATCTCGTCCCACAGCAAGCCGGTCGTGTTGTTGAAGGCGCCCGGGTGCGTGCGCAGCACCTGGTAGCCGATGGCCATGCCGTTCTCGTCCATCAGCACGCCGCCGGCCTGCGTCTTCGTGTCGGGCGAGAAGTTCTTGTTGCAGAGGCGATCGGCCTCGACGACCTGCACGCGGAGATCGTAGACCGAGCCCGGGCGCGCGATCATCGGAAGCAGCGTCAAGCAATCGCCGTTCTCGAGCATCGAACCGAAGACGAGCGCCTGCAGCCCATAGAAGTCGTCGTGCGCCGTGATGTCGCAGTCCTTCGACTCCGCCCACAGCTGCCACTCGCGCTCCGTCGTCTCCTGCCACGCCGCCGCTTCGTCATCGGTCCAGCCCAAGAACTTCGCATCGACCATCGACTGCAGCGTGAGGCCGGTCCCGATGACCGAGGTCACGGTGCCGCGTACCGCGCCCGTCGCGAGTGGAATGTTTCGGATCGCATCGCGCGAGTGCTTCCGCTGTTCGCTGAGCGTCGGCAGCAGATCCGCGTTCGCGTCGCCGCTCGAGGTCTGCCACCCGCGCATGCCGCGGCGTGTGATGTCGCCCGCGACGTAGGGCGCCAACGCATCGAACCGCGCGCGCGCATGCAAACGCCGAAGCGCCATCTCCGGGGAGATGACGCTGATCAGGCGTTCCAAGCGCGAGAGCGCGGGGGAAGCTGTCGTCACGCGGCGGAGAGATAGGAGAGGATGACGAGCGCATCGCCGCCATTGCCGCCCGCGCCGCCGGCGCCACCGGTTCCGCCGGCCGTCTTGCCTCCGCCACCGCCGCCACCCGCGCCGCCGCCGCCATACCCATTCGCGTTCGCGCCATCCTGGCCCTTCGCGCCCGCGCCGCCAACGTTGCCCGGACCACCGTCGCCGCCCTTCGCCTGCACCGTCTGGAGGCCGAGGCCGAGAATGTCGCAGATCGCGGTGAACGTGCGCGCGGTCGCAGCGGTCGTGCCCGACGCGGCGACGGCGGCTGCGGGCGAGAGGGCTTCCGACGTGCGCGGCAACGGAGACGGCGCGCCAGATCCGCCGCCGCCGCCGTTCGTGTTCGCGGCGCCCGCCGTGCCCGTGAAGCCGCCGTTCTGCGTATTCGCGTAGTCGCCGATCAGGAAGTTCGACTGCGAGTTGTTGAGCGTGCCGTCACCTGCAGGGCCGGCGGCGCCGCCGGCCGAACCCGTGCCGCCCTTGCCGCCGCGGTTGTTCGCGGAGGTCGCGAGCTGCGTGCCGAGGCCGCCGGGGATCGTGATCGTTTGCAGGCTGCCGACGATCGTGGTCACGCCGCCGTTCGTGCCTTCGACGCCGTCACTGCCGACCGCGCTGACGCCGCCGGCACCACCAGCACCACCGGTGCCACCCGCGCCCACGGTGATCGTGAGCGTTTCGCCAGGCACGACGGCCATTCGCGTGGGGAGCCACGCGCCCGAGTTGCCCGACGTGCCGCCGCCACCGCCGCCAGGTGATGCGCCCGTCGCCGCGCCGCCGCCACCGCCGGCGCCGCCGGCACCAGCGCTGATGCCTGCGATGTAGAGCAGATAGACGTCGCGCGGCACGACGAACGAGTACGTCCCGTGGCCGGCGAACTTCGCCAGCCGTTCCCGCGCGCGAACTGCGCCCGGCGTTGCGGTCGTCAGCCAGGAGGTCATGTCACCGCACCTCGAACTGGGCGTCGATCACGATGTCGCCGGCTGTGCCGCCCGACTTGCCACGGTAGCCGATCCCCTGATGGAAAAGGAACTGCTGCTCGGGGAGCGGGCCCGTATCCGTGCTCTCGTCGACGTCGGTGCGCCAGTCGCCGCTCACCGTCTCGTCGCCGCCCGGCTTGAGCTGATCGACGATCAGCGTGAACCCCGCGGGGGCACTGATCACGTTGAGCCGCACGCGCCCGACGAAGTCCGGCGGACTCGCGTCGTCATGGCGCAGCACGGACCGCGCGGAGAAGTGGCCGGCCGTGCCGTCCACCGTGAGGGTCAGCGTGCGTGCGCGATAGTAGGTGCCGTCGGCCATGCGTCGCTCCTCGGCGTCGTCTCAGTCAGCAGTCGGTCGGGACCGCGAACGAGACGCCGATGCCCTGGCGGCCGCCGTTGCGGGTGAGCGAGATCACCATCTGGTTCCAGTACCGGATGCGCTCGGCGATGTACTGCAGATCGGCGCGCTTCAACGAGCGCTGCCCGATCTGGTACGCCTGCCCCGCCGCCACCTTGGTCTCCGCTTGAATCCAGGTGTCGAGCTGGGCCTGCGCGGTCGCGAGCGAGATTCCGGTCACGGGCGGATGATCGCGCCGGCGCGGAAACCGTAGGAGGCCTAATTACCGCATGCGGTAGAACGGCCTGAATCGCGACAGTGGCTGAATGCGGCGACTAGCGCGCGTGACGCTACAAGCGGAGCTTGTTCTGGACCACTAAACCCTCACCCGGCGCGGAGCTCCACGTGCTCAGTCGCATCATCAGATGGGCGGTCCTACTTCCGAACATCTTGCTACTCTTGGGAACCGTGTACAACCTGTCGGCGGACAACACGTTCACCGTTGATCGCGGCTTCGAACTGCTCTGCTTGGTGGCGACCGGAGGAGCGACGTTCCTGATCCTATTCTCCTCGCCGATCGAGCACTCGTCGAACTTTCTGACGCTCTGGCTGCGTAGGAAAGCGGCGGAGGAAAGAAAGAAGCTTGAGGAGCTCGAGGGCGTTGCGAAACGATAGCCGCCCAGCCCCACTCTATTGCACGCCGGGGCTGCGCATCCGGCGCGCCGGCGCAGCGGGCGGCGGGACATTGCCGGCCAGCTCACTCGCGATCCGGCCGAGATCGCGGAAGCGCGCGTCGAGGATGTTCTGCAGGATCCAGAGCGCGGCAAGCGCGTAGACCTCGAGGTCGAGCGCTTCGTTGCGAGCATGCTGCTGCACCCAGACCATGCGCTGCGTGCGCGTCCGCTTGTTCTTCACCGGCATCTTCTTCTCGGCCACGAGCTGCGCGAAATACTCCTCGGTCGTCCATGTCGGGAAGTGGAGATAGCCGGGCCCGGGCTTCGCGAGCTTGAGTCGCGAGGCGATGCGATCCTTGGCCGCGCTCGTGCCCACCGTGAAGAGCCGCACGTTCGATCGCTTCGCCGTGCCCTCCTGGACGAGGACCGGCTTCGTGTGGAACTGCACGCCCTTCACCGCGAAGACGCAGTCGCGGAGATTCTGCCGCGGCATCACGTAGTCATAGACGGCATCGGACTGGTCGCCCGAGTCGACGAGGGTGAGGAGCGGTCGCAGCAACCGACCCGACTCGTGTAACCGCTCCGTCAACCGGAACCGCTCGAGCTCCTCCCACACCGACGGGTCACTGCTCGGATCGCCCCAGAAGACCTCGTGCGCGATGAGCCAGCTTTCCTCGCCAGCGCCGAATCCTTTGATCGACACCTCGATGCGCGTCTCCTGAATGTCCGCCTGGCATGTGAGCACCGCGACGTCGGCCGGGATCTTCTCGAGCTCCCACGGCCGCGGGTGATCGTCCGGCACCTTCTCGACCGTGAGGGGATACTGCTCGCGGCGTGCCGTCAGATCCTCCGGCGTCGCCGCCTCGCCAGACTCGTCGAAGAACTCGGCGAGCTGCAGCGTGATGAACTCCTTCAGCGCCTCGTGATCGCCCTTCGTGTTCACGAACTTCTGCGCCATCGGCGCCCAGGTGTTCTTCCACGGCCGATAGAGTGCGTTGAGCCGAAAGCCGACGATCGAGCGGCCCGGGCGATCGGCGATCCACTGCCCCGCGGCGAGCATCTGCGGCTTCCACTTCTCTTCGATGCCGCGGTGGCAATGCATGCAGACGTACTGCACGCTCTCCGGGATCACCTCGCCCTCGGCGGTCCGCTCGAAAATGACGCGATAGACTTTCGACTTGGGATCGCGCCACATCAGGATCTGCAACGCGCCGCACTGCGGGCACGGCACGTGATAGTGCCGCTGGTCCGAGAAGTCCCACTTCTTCTCGAGGCGTGAGAAGCCCTTCGGCTTCGCCGGCGTCGAGCCTTCGAAGATCTTGAAGTCGTTGAAGCCCTCGGTGCGGTTCGAGCCGATCGCGATGGGATCGCCTTCGCCGTCGACGTCTTCCGGGTAGGCGTCGCTCTCGTCGAACAGGACGATCGGCACCGAGTCCGACCGCAAGCCCTTGCCCGAGTTGGCGCCGGTGAGCTTGAGGAAGTGCAGGCCGAACTCCTTCAGGAGCAGCGTGTTGCCCGACCGGCGTGACGTCGCCTCCTTCACCTGGGCGCGCACTTCGGGACAGGCCTCGATCATCGGCGAGACGCGCTTTTTGCCGAACCCCTTCGCATCGTCGAGACTCGGCTGCACCAGGAGCATCGACTTCGGGTCGATGTGGATGTGCTTGCCGATGATGTTGAGGAGGATCTCCGACCAGCCGATCTGCGTCGGCTTGATGCAGACGACTTCGTGCACGTGCGGATCGTCGAAGACATCCATGATCTCGCGCTGGAACGGCGCGCGATCGGTGCGCCACTGCCCGGGCAACGGCCCGGTCTTGAGCATCCGGTATTGATCCGCCCACTCGCTGACCTTGAGCTCCGGCGGCGGCGCCCACAGCGCGCGGACTTCGCGGTCGACGGCATCGAGTGCAGCCATGCCCTCGGGCGCGGTCTGAAAGGAAGATGTCGCCATTTCAGCGCGGCGAGGCCGCGGCGCGCGCGCGCGGCTTCGGCTTCTTCGTTGCAGGTTTCGCGGCCTTTGTTGCAGGAACCGCCGGTAGAGTTGTCGCGATCGGCGGTTCGGTTGCAGGCGGCGTGTCGCCGGCGAGCTTCCGCAGCGCCGCGATGCACTCGTGCTTGATCGCGTGCTCGATCGCGGCGCGGCCCTTCGCCATCTCCACGGCCGGCGCGGCCTGCGCCGGGATCGCCATGATGCGCGCCTTCGCCTCCTGCACGAAGTTCACCAGGCGCGACCGGTGATCCGCGATCGCGATGGTCTCGCTGCGCGCGCGCGCGAGATTCATGGTCTGCATCGCGAGCTCGACCTCGAGCAGTTCGCTCCGTTGCGCGCGCGTCGTCGTCAGCGCGCCATCCTCGTGCATCGTCGCCTTCGATCCCATCGCGCGCTGGAGGAAGCGCACGTACCCAATGAGCGACTTATAAAGGTCGTACTCCCCGCGGCCCGATTTGGCGAGGACGTTCTCTTTCGCCAACTGGCTCACGCGCTGCGGCGTGAGGCTCAACGCCTTCGCCAGCGCGTCCCGATCGACGCGCACGACCGGAACGGGGAGCGATGGCTTCCGCGAGGTCATGCCAACGCATTGGGGGAAAGTAAGATGGCCCGTTCAAAAACTTTCACTGACCACCTCCCGCGGTCGCCGGTACC